TGGAGTGCTTCCGATTATGGATAAATGATCCGTTAAAATGCCTTGCATGGGTTCCATTATATTTCGAATGAGTTCCGTTAAAATGCTTTGATAATACGACACCATAATACAATAAATTCATAAATTTCCAGAAAAGTTGCTTGGGAATGGTCATCTTCGAATTTTTTTATATTAAAAATCGAACTACTTATTACACATTAGTATTCGGATTCGAACCCATTTACCCAAAACAATTTTTTGTTAAATATAGATATTTCATTTTTAGACTAAAAATTAAGAATCTACAGTACGTGGTAATAAATAAGCATTCCCAAGAGGTTTACACTTGGGCCTGTTTATTAGGTAGCAGAATTAATCTTCCCGAACAAAACCTTGTATGTGTGTGTGTGTGTATGTATGTCCGTCACGCTAAAAAAATTGCTTCGAGCGTGCGAAGCACGCAGTTTCCTTTCAAATTAAATATATTATATGCCCAGTTCTTTGGCCAAGTTACGCAATTCTTCGCTCACATACTTGTCTTTCACAAACAAGTCATTGGGTGAAACTTTTGCGCTCACCGGCATCAGCAAGTCTAAGTAGTCAATCATCACAAAGTCCACACGCTTGCCTGTTTGTATTTGATACTCTTTCAAGTACGCACGTATATCGTTGATGTTGCTTTGTGCTGGCAAGCCTTTGACTTGATAGTTGCCTGACTTCTTGGCCACCAGTTTGACCTTGAGTTCTGTGGTGTCAATGTCTTTGCGAATGTCTTTGGTGCTCATGTTTGTGAGCATGGCATCTGTTCGCAAACTTGTGAGTTCTTCACTCAGTTCCAGTGTGATGTACACACCGCTGAGTCCTTGTTGCAACCAGTTCAAGGCAATGTTCATCATGACCAAACTCTTGCCTGAACCAGATCCGCCGGCAAAGATGTTGAGTTCACCACGGCTGAAGCCACCATACAACAATCTGTCCAGTTGTGGCCAACCTGTGCTTACTTGTCCACCTGAATTGAAGTACTTGTTGATACGGGCTGCCGGGTCTGCAAAGTAATCTGTGCCCATGTCCCGAGTCAGAGATATTTGTACTGCATCCTTGATCAGTTTCTCCACAGGTTCAAAGTCGCCTTTTTCCAGCATGTCTGCGGCTTTTAAAATAGCACGTTCTAGTTCTTGACGCTTGGTAAACTGTTCAAACTCACCCATGAACCAATCAAAGTGTCCTTCATTCAGATCAGGTACTGCTTGCAGTTTAATCCCTGTGGTGGCACTAATCTGCATACGGTCTGGCAAGGTCTTGTGCTTGTCTGAATGTTCTTTGATAAACTCAGCCGCGGCTCGCAGACTCTTGTCAAAGTTCTGCGGGTTGTAGATATTCTGCACACGCACATAACTCTGTGCGTCTTCCAACATCATTTCTAAAAATAGTCGTTGAACGTCAAGTCCGTATTCTTTTAACAAAATTCTTCCTTTAAAAAATTAAGTAGTTTTGTTCATTGTTAATTAAAAACTCAATGCATTTAGGTATTGTATTGGGTAAATTGTCAATGGTCCACAATCGATTACAGTCTATTGTATTGTGATTTTTTTCATAGATAAACAATACCGTTGCAATATCAAACGGGTCTTTGGGATTTACATGTTCAATAATATCTATCATTGATTTTGAATCACAGTCGTTCAATGGCGGAAATTGTTTGCTTATATATTCTTCTGCAAATTTAATTCTCAAATCATCTGGAAGAGACCCGTTGGCCGACTTATATAGATCCGCTAGATATGTTATATCATACATTCTACCAAAGTCAATTGTCATGTCTGCAGGAGTATCATTATCTTGTAGATTTAAGTCGTACCAGGTTCTCAAATTCATTAGATTCCCATCAACTTGATATTGAAACCCGGCCTTTGTTAAATCAATCATCTCAACATATTGTTTTTTATACACAATATTTTTTATCCAACCAAAAATATTTGTGCCTGGTACTATTTTTTTTATCCAATTTGTTGATTCAAATTCTCTCAACTTAGTGACTTGTTGATAATGACTTAGTATAACCTGCCGTTGATCATACATGACTGCATCTTTTATGTTTTTTAAACAAATATCTGATTCAAAGTCGTTAAATTTTGAATCTGGAGAGTGTTCGCCAGTGACAAGAACAGCCGAAGATATCGTTTGTCCTAAATCGATCCTAGAGTTAGGCAACACAGATATAGTTCCAGTGGTCAACAGCGAGGCTAAAAAATTACCACTGGCGCCTGCTGGAAACAAAATAACTTTTTTATTATAATTTTTTGTCATGATAATATATTCCCAATGGTCCACGGTCGGGCCAATAATCAAGTTTGTTGCCTTCTCGATGTATATCCAATGTTAAACAATGTATACCACCGTCCCAAAACCCGCGGGTTTTAAAATCTACAACATGTGGTGTAATTCCTAATGATTCTAATTTTTTGCAGGCATTATCATCTTCGGCAATGCATATAACATTATGTTCATCTACAACCAACATGTTAACTTCAAATACTGTTTCTCTAGAATCTCCGATCCAGCGACCAAATACTTCATCACTAAACTGATGAAAGTGTGTTCCAGGAAGCCACCATTTTCCGTTGCCACCATTGCCTCTTTTTACAGTTGTGTCTGTTAAAAAAAACACTTCCCAATCTGGGAACGTATGCTTGTATTCTTGATGATAGTGTGTGCTAAAGATGTGACCGGGTCTGATTGGACAAAAAACACCGTCTGAATGATCTCCTGTGCGAGTTATATGGATTCTATATTCCTTAGATAGATCTTCTAATACCGGTGTTATTATTTCTAATATTGAGTTTTCTCGTACATCGATAAACACATCAACACCTACTCTTACTACCGCCGGAAATACAATAAAGGCCATTGGGTCTGGTATACTTCGATCTAAAATTTTAACTTTTTGATTATTATTTTTGTAAAGATCAATTGTAGATTCAAACGAAGTAAAAAGATCAGGATAAGGATGAGTAATATACAAAGTATTGTTGAGAGTCAATGCCCAATCTCTGGGACATATCGGCGGTTTAAGCAATGTATCCTGATCGTCAAGAAACATATCAATGCTGTTAAATTCTGGTCGTCTGACTACAATATTTAATTCTTTTAATTTTGATACTAGGTTACTAAGATCATGTTTAGTGGTCTCATTAATTTTGTAGAATAAATCTCTATGTTTATCATCTATTGCCTCAGCAAACTGTTCCGGATAGCAGTCGCCTACCCATACTTCCTTTAGAGATTGAAATCCAGTGTGACTCTCAACTCTTGGCGTGTAATTTTTTAACAAGTGCTTTTTTCCTTAGTTCTATTTTGATCTTACTGGTCTCTCGTGATTGCATTATAGTTAGCAAGGCTCCAAGTTTACCAAAACGAATCACGGCATCGTTGACATCTTTGCAGTCCGCAGGCCAGTCTGGTATGCTCACTGCCCAGCCCAGTTCTAGCGCACGGTCAATCAATTCAACACCTGCCTTGTCTTGATCTGGTACCACTGTTATCTGTTTGTCTAAACTGCGTATCAGTCTTGCCTGTGCATCACTGACAGTGTTATGCATCACTGCCACACCACCAATGCTGAGTGCATCAAAGATGCCTTCTGTCACAATCACATGTTGCCAATCTGAGTGTTGTAAGTCTGTGCCAAACACATAACCAGGTTGACTGTCACTGATAAACTTGGGCTGTCGGTCATCTAAGAATCTGCAAGTGTATCCCACAATCTTGTTGTCATGTGTAAATGGTATTACTACATGTAATCTAGTCCAGTGGATGCTGTCGTTTTGTATCTGCACCATGACTGGAAAGTCTTCAGGCACGTGTCTACCACGCACATAGTCCCAATAAAATTTATGCTCAGATGTCAACAGTTCAGCAAACGGTGGCAAATCTCGTTCTTCAAATGACACACCACTCAGTGCGTTCCACATCTGTTGTCGATCTTCTAAGATGCCATTGATACTTCGATGTCGCAGGCTTTCCAGATTCAACATCTCTATTTCCATCTCTGGAACATTCATCCAACCCAAGAGTTTTCGAGCCTTGTAACTTACAGTACGACCTAATATGAAACTGGCTGTGTAACTACAGTTGAAACAGTGATAACTCCAGCCCGCCTCTGTGGCTTTGAGTCCGCCACGTCCACGTCGATCCTGTGTTGATCCATTGTGCTGACAGCACACCGCATTGAAACTCAACCACCCACTGGGTGTTGGTTTCTTTTTTGCAGGTAGGTAAGCAAGGATATCAAGCATCTGTACAGTGTAACAGATTTATCACGCAAACGCAATGCTTAACGATAAAGTATATTGGAGACGTAGCCAGTTGTGATCAGCACAGTGACAGCCTGTGCTTCAGTGCCACCAAAGTTTAGTGGAAGGTATCCGGATCCACCATTTGTGACAGTGATTTGTCCAATGCCGCTGGGTCCTGTGAATGCTGCGGCAATGGCAGTTGCTCCGGCCCCGTTGCCCAGAATCTGCACATATGGCGCAGCCATGTATCCCATACCAGCATTGTTCACAGCAATGCCCGTAACCACACCATCAACCACTGTGGCAGTTGCTGACGCACCGTACCCTTGGCTGTTGTTAATACCTAGTCGCAACAACGGGTGGAAACCCACCACATTGATGTAAAAAGTTCCAGATTCGTCGAAATATTCGCGGCTTTCTGTGACATCTACCCAAACAGCTTCGTAGTCTTGTGCTGCCTGTACTTTGAGGGTACCAGTGTAATGATCTAGATCATACTTGATTGTGGTCAAACTGGCACCTGTGGTGTTGATATAGCTTGAATAATATTCTGTTAGATAATTGCGTGACAGTGGCTGTGGGTTCAATGCCCAGTCTGGCCAGCTTTGTGGTCCAGGCTGTGGCCAAGAATTTTTGCCGTTTATTGTTGGTATGGTCACAGGTTGACTGGCCATGAACTGTGGCAAAACACTGTCCACAATGTCGCAGTCGGCTCGTGCGCCAGCATTGTCGTCGGTAAATGCAGCCTGTATGTAATTGCCTTGTGTGCGTTCAATGCTATAACTAGCAGGTTGTGCCAAGATATTGATGGTATCTGCTGTGTCCAGCACAACTTTGACCCGGCCTAAACTGGCACTGAGCACAGTCATGTCTTTTTCAATCAGCAATGCATCACCAGTCTGATTCAGCAATCTAAAGCGGAATGTGCTGCCTGTAATGTTCACAGGTTTTTGATCTTGGTTGATGAATTCAAACAACAAAACGTTGTCTACACCTTTGTTAACAGTTAAAGTTTTTGCGTACACTGGGTCGTACCTCGCAGTAAAGTATCCACCACTGGTGTCAATCAAAAGTACCCGAATGATTTGTTGATATAAGTAAGCAGTGGTTGAATACATAGGATCCTCGATACGTATTTATGGGTAATAACATCTTTGAAAAACTGGCGGAAAAATATCCCTTTATAACTCTTTGCATTTACGCCAGCAACGAGTACATTGGGATAGTTCAAAATCGGGACGATGCTGTCACAACCATCTACGACTTTGGTGCTGTGCTCTCACAACAAGACAAATTAGAGTTCTTGGAACTGGCCAACACTTGGTGGTGGGAAAGCAATCGTAGCATCCCCATCAACATATTCCTGCGTGGAGACTGGGATCGATTCCGTTTTACTTTGCGCACATTCTCCAACAAAGATCTTGAAATTCTACACGGGCCTGTGTGCAGCCTAATAGACATTGCTCGCAAAAAAAGCAAGCGCAAGTCAATCACCCTGGTTCGGCGTATTGAGTAAGTTCATGTGCAAGGCCACCAAGGCTGCATAACTCACAGCGTGTGACTTTTTGAACGTATACCCACGCGATTCGTCCCCATCCCAAACACTGGCAAACACTTCATCCCAAGGCCGGCGTTGCAAATGTGCCTTACCCGGTCTAATTATTGAAATAAAAGCAGCCATCCTGGGTATGGAGTCGGGCTGCATTGCTGCCAACAAGTCCACGTAGTTGCCCACGTGTACCAACTGACTGGTCCAGTGTCGGTCTGTCCATAGCCGTGACCATGGAGGTACGGCTGACAACATGGCATTGTAGTGTGCAGGATCTTGGATCAACTGATACACACTCATGTTCAACAAGTCAATTTTGAAATAGCCACGCTGTTCTGCTGACTCATAGTCTATGGCTGCACAACCGTGTTCTGGATCTTGGGGAATGTCTGTGATGTAGATACCCGAATTGTGCCGGCGTGGTCGGCCGTCCACAACTTGCCTGGCAGGCGTGTGCTGGATCAGTTCTAGTATTTTAGATCGATCCGGAACGTCAATGTCAATATCTGCGCTCATGTTCTACACAGCGCCACAACAGTTTTCAATTGCTGTTCTGCTTCGCGCACAGCGCCTAATGCATCTGCCACAGCAGGATACTGTTCTGACATGCGCCGGGCTTCTGCTTCTTCATCACGCCGTTTACTTACCCAGTCAAGTAAAAGTTCAGCATCAGGAGTCAGCCCAACATAGTACTGACCCAGATTAAGTGGTTGCCAACTGGTACCGTTGTACACTTCCAGTCGTTGATTGTTGGTGTTGTATTGTAATTGTCCAACACTCATGTAATTACTGTTGTTGACATAGTTACTACCGGAGCCTCCGGTGACTGAGACATACTTGCCAGTTTGACCAATGTTTCCTATCATATTACCATCCTGCTTGTTTCAATATTAGTTTTGCGTATTCAGCGTCTGCGGCATAGTCTGAAAACTTTTTCTGCCATACGTCTGAATCTATGTAGGGCCATATCATGGCCACTTGGTCTGCTGTGAGTTCGCCCAGAAACTTTTGTCCTGACTCACAATTATAAATCACCCAAGGACTGATACGTCCTGTTGTTATAGCATGGCACATGGCATGTGTGCTGCCATAACGCAAACAATCATTGGGCGGTGCTGAGTGTTTTTCCGACCAGTCTATGCCAAACTCCACTGCTCGTGCCAGTGCATCTGCTACTGCTTCAACTTTTAGATAGTCCAACAGGTATTCAGTGTAGACTTTGTCAGAGGCCCAGTTATCAATTTTTTTGTTGTGTTTCAGCAACCAATCTGTGAACTGTCTAGGATTGATTGCTCGTGTGGCCACACAGTATCTGCCAAACTTAACAAATGCTCGATAGTAAGGTGAGTCTGCAAAGTCATCAAATGTTTTGAGTCTAGCTGATCCTTGTGCAATCTCATAAAATCTCAAGTAGGATTGAAAGCCCAGTTCAACACCACGCTCACTGCGTTCTGATCTGCGACGTTTGGGCTCACACATGTGAACTGCAATACTGGTCTCTCTTGCAAATTCTTTTTTACAAAAAGCACACTGATGACTCATTGTAATATTTTATGCTCATTGATGTAGTTTGTCAAGTATGTGTTCAGCACATGATGGTGACCTTTTTCTGGGTGTGTCATGTCTGGTGGTACATATGGCGACCCGGCTGGATACTTTGTTCCAGGAACACCTTGTTCATGTTGGTATTCTGTGGCTCGCCATTCAAACCCGTGTACAATTTCAGGACAGTGCTTGAACAAAGTCAATTTGGGATCATGCAAGTGTGCCTGATAAAGATTGTCTGCTTGTTGGTACATCAGCACAGCATGTCCTTGGCTCTTTAAATCTTTCACAGTGCTCAACATACGATACATTAAATCTTCAGTGCGGTCAACAATGCTGTATATTTCACTCTTTAACTTGGTCTCTACAAATCGCTCACTGTCTTGATCAGACCAATGCAGTTGCCACCTTGATTTGAATTCTTGATTTTGCGGATTACACCACCGACCTTCAAACGAGTTTTCTTCTTCACAAATTGGTAATTCAAGTCTGCTGACAAAAGTCATGCCCAACACATAAAAGGTTGGCACAGTTGTAACATAACTGTGTTTGAGTGTTGTTCTTAAAATTCTACTGTTAGCACTGCCAGATACTGCTACACTTTGCGCTGATTCAATGCCCAATTTGTTTTTTAAATCAACATGTCCACAGCCACTGGCATATTTGTGCATGTAACTGCACCCATTTACTACCAGTTGCTTGTATTTCATTTGTCGTTGCCGTGATCACGAATGTATTGATCAAGTTCTTTCTTTGTGGTCATTGAGGCCAGCATAGCTATTTCATCTTCTTTGTAGGTGGGAAATAACTCTGCCAACTGTTTTTTGATAGCACTAGCGCCTGCGCCTGCTTCTTTCTTTTTGGGAGAGATCCAGTTGTGTCTGGGGGTGCCCATATCTGGACTCACTGCGGTAGCACACAGCCATTGCAGTTCAGGATGTTTGTTGATGTTGAAGAAGTGCTTGTTGAGTCGTTCATTTGTGGAGATCAAATAAAATTCTTGTAAGTCACGTGACCCTTCTACACAACTCGCCCAACGAATCATGAGATAGTTTGAAAACTTCTTGCGTTCCTCGTCTGTGAGATCGCGATAGAAGTTTCTGTTCTTGCGATCCAGTTGTCGCATTTCATTGGCAATGTTTAGTTTGTCGCTCACTTGTCTACTTTGATTAACTTGTATATCATTATAACACGTTCCACAGCATCTTGTAAAGCAGGATTGGTCTTGGCCAGTCGCCGTATGTCTCCCCACATTTTATCTTCCCGGATGTGATCAACCAAAGGTCTACCATCACTGGTTCTATTATCGTAATCAATGTGATGTCCGGTCACAGGATCGTAACTGTAACCCATAAGTTGCCTAGTACTGGGTTCAGCACCAGCTTCACGTGCATACACTTCATTGCCCACCCGTTCGTAGACGTATGTGGCGCCAGGTTTAAGAGTTCCCATACTTGTAACCATATTG